CCACATTTATAAACTAAAAACTGTACAACAGTCTAATGACAAAGGTACATGGTTTGGTTGGGATGTGTCCAAGGTTGGACCAATCACTGACAAAGGGATTTATGAAATCGCTAAAGGTTTTTCTAACAACGTCGCTAAAGGCGCTGTCCGAGCAAAACATGGCGATTCAGAACCTAAAAGCGAAGCACCGTTTTAACAACTTCTTTGTGAAGAAGAAAGGGGCGGCAGCGCGAGAGTTAAACCGCCCCGCAAAACTATTATGAAGAATTTTATTGATTTATTTTCTGGATTAAAACGAGCTCATGGATGCACCTACGTCGAAAAGAAAAGCGCCGATGGTACAAAGATTAAAGGAAAATCTTTTGTTAAACGTGAACCCGTCACTGATAAACTTTGGCAAGATCATCTAAGTGGTATTGAACCTAGTTTAGGTATCATTCCTATTGATGAAAATAATCAATGTCGATGGGGATGTATCGATGTTGATAAATATAATTTAAACCACAAAAAACTTATTAATTTAATTAATAACCATCAGCTACCCCTTACTTTATGTCGATCTAAAAGTGGAGGAGCTCATATCTTTTTATTTACGACGGCTCCTGTAGAAGCTAAACTTTTACGAGATAAACTAACAGCAATTAGTGCATTTTTAGGGTTTGGAAATGCGGAAGTCTTTCCCAAACAAGTGGAATTGAAGTCCGAAGATGATACAGGAAATTTTTTAAATTTACCATATTTTAATTCAGCAAATACTACAAGATATGCCTTTAATTTTAAAGGAGAAGCTATTACAATATCACAATTTTTTTTAGCAATAAAAAGATTAACTCCTGAAGAATTAGAAAAATTAGAATTAAAAAGACCACCATCAGAATTTAGTGATGGTCCTCCTTGCATTGAATCATTAACGCAAAATAAATTAAATGATGGGAGAGATAGAGTGCTTTATCAATACATACAATATGCAAAAAGAAAATGGCCAGAAGAATGGGCTAAGCATATCAATGCTTTCAATTATAAATATTTTGACCCACCATTAGAAGATAGAATTATTCAAGAAAAGATAAAATATAATTCAACACGCGAACTTGGTTTTAAATGTAATGAAGAACCAATGTGTGATCATTGTGATAAAAAATTATGTATAACGAGAAAATTTGGAATTAGGGGACAGTCCTTATTTCCAGATCTAAGTGATTTACAGAAAATAAACCTAGATGAGCCTTATTATTATGTCAATGTGGATGGAGAAAGAGTTAAACTTAAAGATACTTCTTATCTTCAGGAACAAAGATTATTTCAAAGAGCGGTGATGGAGCAGGTCAATAAAGTTCCACCAACATTAAAGAAAAAAGAATTTAATGACATGGTTAAATTATTGTTTTCTGGAATAGAAATTATCGAACCTCCTAAAGGATCTTCTAAAGTAGAACAACTTCTTGATCATCTTGAAGAATATTGTACAGACCGTACAGCAGCAGGCGCTACCAAAGAGGATATGTTATTTGGATTAGTCTGGACTCATGAAAATGTTCATCATTTTATTTTCAGAGAATTTTTTAATAAATATCTTATGAAAAGAAGATGGATTGAAAAATATGACGAAACTCAGATGTTATTAAGAGATAAGTGCGGATGCAAAGAAAAAAGAGAAATGATAGGAAAGAAAAATAAGTCAATTATGACTATAGAAGAATTTGATAAAGAAGAAAATGTATATCGTCCCAAACAATTCAAACCTAAGGAGGTATTTTGAAAACAATTGTTTTAGGACCACCAGGAACAGGCAAAACTCATACTTTATTAAATGAAGTAGATAATTGTTTAAAGCAAACAGACCCTAATAAAATTGGATATTTTTCATTTACTCAAAAAGCTGCGTATGAAGCAAGGGATAGAGCCATGGATAAATTTAATTTAACAGAAGATGATCTTCCTTATTTTAGAACTCTTCATTCATTAGCATTTAGAAAATTAGGAATTAAAAAAGAAAACGTAATGCAGCGGAAACATTATATTGATCTTGGTAATAAGATCAATATGCGTATTGATTATAACGAATATGATGAAGAACAAACTGGAATTTTTACAACGCATAGTGACTATTTGAGGGTGATTCAACTTGCTCAATTACGCGGGATCACTCCCGAACAACAGTATAACTTAGGAGAACATAGTCAGGATTTATCGGTACGAGATTTAAAAATTTTAGATGGTGAATTAAAAGCTTATAAAAAACAATATGGTCTTATAGATTTTAATGACATGATTACTCAGTTTATTAAATCAGACGTATGTCCTAAATTTGATACCGTCTTTATTGATGAGGCACAAGATTTATCTCGCATGCAATGGGATATGGCGACAGCATTAATGTTTAATGCTGAGGATTCATTTATTGCGGGGGATGATGATCAAGCTATTTTTAGATGGGCGGGTGCAGATGTTGATAGTTTTATTACCCAAACAGGAAAATTTTTAAATTTAACTCAGTCGTACAGAGTCCCTGGTGTTGTTCATGATTTTGCTATGAACATTGTAAAAAGAATTTCTAAGAGACTTCATAAAGAGTGGGCACCTAAAAGTAAAAGTGGACAACTTTCTTATTATCATGACTTTCAAGATATCGATATGAGTAGTGGAGAATGGTATGTGTTGGCTAGAACTCGTCATATGTTGAATGAATTAGAAAACGTTCTGTATTCTAAGGGATTATATTATCGCAATAAATTCAAGAAAGGTTATGAAAAAGATTTATACGAAGCGGTTATTGATTGGGAAGAATGGAGGAAAAACAAGGACTTAGATCATGAAAAAATTAAAAGAATTGCATCTTATATGTCTCCGAATCATTATCAAAAAGAAAATCTTCAGTATCTCGATAAAGATAAATCCTACAACATGACCGAAGCATATAGCTATCAAGGATTAAAAACTAAAGCTGTTTGGTATCAAGCTTTTGATTCAGCACCGCTGAAACAAATTAAATATATTAGAAAAATGAGAGCAAATGGCGAACAACTTAACAAAGCGCCGCGCATTTTATTATCAACCATTCATGGTGTCAAGGGTGGAGAATGTTCAAACGTTGTTCTTCTTACGGACTTAAGTAGAAATACTCAAAAAAATATGGATCGTTTTCCTGATGATGAGAATCGTTTATTTTATGTGGGTGCAACACGAACCAAAGATCATTTACATATTATTAAACCCAAAGATATTTATAAGGCATTTCGTTTATGAACGATTATAATTTTTATTATTGGGGACCCCTTCTTTTTAAAATAAAAATACAACAAGAAGATTTAAAAAAATGTGCTAACCTTTGTAGTAAAAAATCAAGTCTGGTGAATGATACGCTCGCAGGAGCTATCAAACAGGAACACTACGTCAGCCCCAACGCCTTTGTTACAATCATCAATCCTTATTTAAATATTTTTGCTGAGGCATATCAGAACTGGTATGGAAAACCCATGACCCGAACGACTATACTTATGGCCTGGGTTAATTTTATGAGAGCTGGAGAATTTAATCCTCCTCATACTCATCCCAACTGTGATTTGTCCAGTGTCTTATTTATCAAAATTCCTAAAGCATTAAAGAAAGAACATTCTAAACACTCAATACGGGGACCAGGACCAGGTTCACTTTCTTTTAATTACGGAGAAATTCAGCCCCACGGTATTTGCCAGAGATTTTTCTTTCCCGAAGAAGGAGACCTTTTTATATTTCCAGCAACCCTCACTCATTTCGTCACTCCTTTTTTGTCCAAAGGAGAAAGAATATCCATGAGTGCTAATTTTAGCTTGTAGTAATGAGTGTTTATAAAAAACAAATTGGAGGATCTCATTATAAAGACATGAAGATTCAACCCAGTAAATTTATCAATGATAATAAATTGCTTTTTGCAGAAGGAAATGCTATTAAATATATCTGCAGACACGCGCATAAAGGAGAAGTACAAGATTTGGAAAAAGCTAAACATTACATTGATATGATAATTGAAAGAGATTATAAATAATGCAAATGCCTTTGTTCAAGCCACAGACAGAGTGGCTCCCGCCAGAGGAATTTCCTGATTTAACACAAGCCTGTGAAATAGCAATCGATTTAGAAACCAGAGATCCAAATTTAAATATACGAATGGGATCAGGTTCTGTTGTTGGAGTTGGTGAAGTGGTAGGAGTTTCAGTAGCAACGGCAGATTTTTGTGCTTATTATCCTTTTGCTCATGAAGGCGGAGGTAATATGGATCGTAAGATGATTATTAAATGGCTTACCGCTGTTTTAAAAACACCCTCCGATAAAATATTTCACAATGCAATGTATGACGTCTGTTGGCTCAGAGCTATGGGTTTAAAAATTAACGGACGTATTATAGATACCATGATAGCAGCAGCTTTATGTGACGAGAATCGATTACGTTATGATTTAAATGGTTGTGGACGAGATTATGTAGGTAAAGGTAAAGATGAATCTGCATTATATGAAGCAGCAAAATCATGGGGAGTCGA